TACGGTGTTTGCTACGATCTGACCTTGCGTTTTCATTTCATTCCCCTCTTCCGTTAGTTGATGTTGTAATTGTAGTGCGTAATCAAACGATAGTCAAGAACTTTTTGCAATTATTTTGTGTTGGCAGGCAAAAGCATGTCGCCCTGCACCGCCGTATCGCCAGCGCCGACTTTGTCCTCGAACAGCCGGGGCTGTGCGTAGGCTTGCTCTATCCTGCGGCAGGCAATGTCAAAGTATTTGCGCTCGCGCTCGATGCCGACGAACTGCAAACCCATCCGGGCGCAAGCAACGCCGGTTGTTCCGCTGCCCATGAATGGATCGCAAACCGTGGCAACGTCTTCCGCCTTGCTTATGCACCACTCAAGCAACCGCACGGGCTTTTGTGTTGGGTGATCCCTGTCTTTTACCGGCACGTCGTCGCCTACCTTGCCGCACCACTTGGCCGCGTTCATGTCAATCGAAGTCCAGGCCATTTCTCCAACTGCATAGCTCGGCGGCATTGGAGACTTATCCCAAAACAAAAACCCTCGCGTCGGCGGGAGGTTAAAGTAGTTGCCGCCCCAAACAATCAACTGCCGGCCCTTCTCGCGCATCAGCCCAAAAAGCCAATCTGGCGGGGTTGCGTCGTCCCAATCTTCGTCGTCCATTTTCAAGTTGCTGTGCGAGCCTCGCGCCGCTCCAATCCCATACGGCGGGTCGGTCAGCACCAGATCGACGGGCGGCAGCAGCGGAAGCACTTCACGGCAGTCGCCGTGCCACAGTTCGCAATTCCCGATTGTCACTTTCTCAGCCATCATCAATTCCTCAGAACAAATGCCATGACTTCCTCCTTATCAATCTCTCCCCACTTCTCCCTTTTCTCTAAGCCGATGAGATAGCCTTTCAGCAAGGTTTCTTTGTCGCGTGGCCCGGAATAATAATCATTGTGGATATTGTGCTTTCCGAGGTTTTTTATGAATTCAATCTCTTTTTTTGTTGTGTGGTTGCTCATTTAACGGCTATCTCCCTTTCATGTTTTTCTGCAACTTCCCTACATTCATTGAAGTCATTGCACCACTTCAAAAGTTCTTCCCTGTAGAAAACCTGATACAGCGTGCAGCCGTCGACATAGTTCTTGGCTACCTTGTAATCGCCGGATTGCATTCCGTGAGTGCCGACGCGCTGCCACTTCACGCATGCCTCGCATCGCGAATGGTCGGTCGGCCCGTCGCGTTAAATCGCAGCTTTCCTCTCCCCTGAATTGCGCTCGATTCCTCCAGTGACGTGGATGATTTGCGGCAATCGCGGCAGATGTAGCGGATTCCAGTGAAGTCCGTTTTCTTGTAGTAGTAGAAGCCGTGGCGGAGAAGGTCGCCGCCGCAGGTGCAGGTCTTCATGCTGCTACCCTTGGCATACATTGGCCGCCTTTCCAAACCTCACCTAAAGCCTCTGAAGCGTTTTCAATCTGGACTATGTGTAGTTGCACGCCATCCAGATAATCAGACTTGAGGCTGTTTGCCCAGGCCTTTGGTTCGACTTCGGATAGCCTCATGGATGTTTTTACCTTTTTTCGATAATCAGCACAGGCTTTCATTCGTTCCGGTTTGCTCATTTCTGGCGTGGTTATTCGATGATGATTCAACCAGTCTCTAGCTTGCTGGGTTAATTCAGCCTCTTTGACCATTCGCTCTCGATATTCAACCTGATTCACTGGGGTGGTTGATTTCGGAACGTATCCGCAAGCAATGCACTTGTTGCCTTTGAAGAATCTTAAGCATTCAGGGCATTCAATCATTTCCTATCTCTCCTGTGTATTGAGCAAATTTTGTAGCGTTGAATAATGTTGCAGGGCGTAGATAAATTTCGCTATCTGTCCCCATCCATTTTCTAGACTGGCGAGCAATGACTGCCCGGCAGTCTGATACCTGCGCGCCTTCTGCAAGTCTTGCAGCGATTAAATCCAAATTCGCCTTCAGGGGGCGGTAATGCTTTCCGGTCTTCAGATTGAGGAATTCCAAAACTTGAATGGCATCGTCTTTGAACTTCTGTTTTCCGTTTGCAAGACGAACACCGTCGGATTTATCCGACAATGGGTTTACTGGTTCATGGTTAGTGGTTAGTGGTTTATGGTTAGGTGACGGTTCGTTCACGTATTGTGCACGGTTCGCGCTATTTTCCCTACGGTTCGCCTCCCTTTCATGAGCGATTCGTTTATTTATTTCAGCTTTTAGATGGTATTCTGTAAGATCATTCTGGATGTGTGTTTCCACATAAACACCATCGACCAGTGTGAAAAATTTCCTTAACACGAACTGGACTGCCTCGATTTCTTCGGTGGTTGATGCCCACGTCCATTCGATAGCATCTTCCATAGTAGGAAATTGTTCACGGTCATAGCACGCATCGATCAAGAGCGTGTACGAACCGTGCTGCAACATTGACAACCGCCCTGCTTTCTTTGCGTAATCTCCGATGTTTCGCTTATAGTAGTGCATCATAACCCCTCTGTGCAGCACCCAAGCAGAGGTAGAAATTCCGGCAACAGGACGGCGAGCGCCTTGAACGGACTCTGAATGGATGCTGCACGGAATGGTCATTACGGAACTCCTGTTAGCTATTGGCTTTCTACGGCCTTGTGACTAGATGTCACCATTGCATTATCTACTTCAATTCACAATACGTCAAGAAGTTTCTTGCTTCGCATTATGTATCTCAATCTGGCGGCCTTCCTCGAAACACCGCTCACGCTCTGCCTTCATCTGTTTTTCAGTGTAGAGATTAAACGCCCCTTCTGGGACAGGTAGCGGGCCTAGCAGGCTGTCCAGGTTCCCTTCGTTATCCACGTTCAATTCTCCTTTTGGTCATCAACATACTCATGCGCAATGTTCGGTGACTTATAGACGGGGGTAACGCCCTTTAGCGCAGCCGCTGCCATCAGCCATTCGTACCATTCGCTGAATTTCTTTTTCCCGTATTTGCTGGTTCGTCTGCCAAGCATTACCACACCACCATTGAAGCCAGCAGCGAGCCGTGGGTTAACTTCCCCCTCAAAAGCACACGTTAGAATGTCCTTGTATTCTTCCGGCGTCAGTCGGGTCATTACCCCGTTCACCGGCCAAAGGAGTTGTTCAGAAAATCCGGTCAAGTAGGGAAATTGCGCTGCATTCTGGTCTGTTGTGCGCGTAGCTTCCTTGATCTCACAGACATACCCATCAGGCACATAGCCGATCATCGCCTTGGCGCTATTTCGCGCTTGCTGGCTGGTCAATTGGTAGATATGCTTACTCATATCTGCCCCGCAAAAGCCGATCCCGCAATTCAAGGTTGCTCTTACGGAGCTGGGCATTTTGATCAGTCAGCTTGAACGCCACGATAAGTAAGGCGATAATTAAGATGCACAAAATTATGATCACGATCAGATTCATTCCATACTTTCCATGTCGTCTGTCATGAGATCATAAAACACATCGGGGCGCAGGAGTTCGAGATACATCAGTCGGGCGGGCGGTATGCCCTTCCAGCGCCATTGAGATACTGCTTGTGCGCTGACCTTACAGAGTTTAGCTAACTCCCCCGTCCCACCTAGTCGATCAATTATTAGATTTGTATTCATGATGGCATTAAAGCATAATTAATGGCAAGCGTCAAGCATACATTATTAAATCTTGCTGATAAGAAATATTTATTGAAACTTGATAAAGATTGCTTGACTTCGTTCGGTAATTATGCTTTAATGCACTCACACCACAAAACAACGTGACCGGCAAAACCGCCCAGTGCGGCATCGAGTTAGCCAAGACAGCCCTCTACTTCGTAAGGCGTGAGGCGAAACAAGAACTACCGGGGAAGTAGCGAGTGTCAAAGCATGAATGAATTAGTAGGGATTAGTAGATTTATTGGTTAACCAAGGAGCCGACATGATCAATCAACAGCAACAGCAACCACAGCCAATTAGATGCACCTGTAATTGCATCTACCGCAAAGCGGCAGAGCGGAAGGAATTGCTTGAAGCCGTGCAGCGGGCGATTGCAGATTTTACCAAGCCAAAGGAGGCAAGCCATGTTTGATTTAATCGAACAACCAGTAAATGAGCCTGAATTAACCCAAAGAGAAAAGGCTGATATTGAGGATGCGCAGCGCTGGAAGGACAAGAGGATTGAGGATGCTGTTTACATGCGCATGCTCGACCCTGAATACATCATTGATGCAATCCTGATTTGTCTAGGCGACTACTTACACACACAAAAACATATGGAGGATTTGCTCATGGGGCATGGTGACGAGAGCATCCACATCGCTAACATCAGGCTGGATGTCAAGGCCTTTATACGTGATCAAGCAGAAAAAGAGGCTGAGCGGGGTGTGTTGTGATTACCCTCATGCGACTGGCCGAATGGATCAGGCCGATGCGTGACGGCAAGGTTTTCATTGTTGTACTCGTTGGCTATTTTATTTCGCTTATATGGGGAATTTGAAAGTGGATGATGACGGCGGAATGCAGTATTGGCAGCAACTAGGCCAGCAAGAGGAATTACTAGAGAGAGGTGAAGAAAATGAGTGAGGTTAAAACAGGACTTGAATTGCTGCGTGAGCCATTTCCTGCGCACCAGATAAGCAAATTGCCGAAGGGTACAAAAGCACAAAATGAATGTGAGGCAAAAGACAAGGTTAATTGTACGGTATGCGGGGGATGGCATCATCCAAGAATAATCCATCTTGATTATGTAGGCCACGCCGCGTTGACTGATCGTCTTTTAGAGGCAGACCCGCTATGGACATGGGAACCTCTCGCCTATAAAGATGGTTTGCCAGCTTTTGATAGCACGGGTGGATTGTGGATAAAACTGACTGTTTGTGGGCACACAAGAATTGGATACGGCCACGCGGCAGCATCTAATTACAAGGAGATTGGCTCGAGGGAAAAAGAAGTGATAGGCGATGCGCTGAGAAATGCCGCCATGCGCTTTGGGGCCGCTTTGGATTTGTGGCACAAGGGCGAATTGCATCTTGATGAGCCGGATGTAACACCAAATAAAAAAACTACCATTACTCCCGTCAAGGCCGCCATGCAATCAGTCCAGGTCAATGATGAAGACATGGTGTTTTTGAGGGAACTCGCTGCAGAGTTAGTCCAGATGGTCGAAGTAGAAGCGGATCCCGTTAGAGCCTTCAACCATATGTCTAAACAGAATCTAGACAGTGATCAAAAGCTGGCCTTGTGGAGCATTCTTCAACCAAATTCTAAAACCCGCAGCGCCATTAAAAAAGAAGGCGAAGCACGAAAGACGGAGGCAGCATAATGGCATCAGTTAATAAAGTAATTCTGGTTGGCAACCTGGGTAAAGACCCCGAGTCGCGCTATATGCCTAATGGCGACGCCGTGGTCAATATCACGCTGGCCACCACCGATACGTGGAAAGATAAAGGGACGGGCGAAAAGAAAGAAGCCACCGAATGGCACCGTGTGGTTTTCTTTCGCAAGCTGGCTGAAATTGCAGGTCAATACCTGAAAAAAGGCTCGCAGGTGTACATCGAAGGGTCGCTCAAAACGCGCAAATGGGAAAAAGACGGGCATACGAACTACACCACAGAGATTGTTGCCGATTCGATGCAGATGCTTGGCAGTCGGCAGAGTGGCGATGAGAGCACACCGAAACCACAAAGCCAGCCAGTACCGCAAACACCAGGCGGTGCATTCAATGATTTTGAGAATGATATACCTTTTCTTTCATGCAACTTTTTGGATGACGCCATTTTCAAGAAATTGCGTTGGCCTTGTAAGGAATAGCCATGAATCTCTACGAAATATCAAATGAATACCTTGCCACGGCTAATCAGTTAGCCGACATGGATATTGACGAACAAACATTGACGGACACATTAGAGGCTTCGGCTTGGCCGGTTGAGGAAAAAGTAAGGTCAGTATCCGCTGTCATCCTCAATCTGCAAGCGGAAGCCGATATGGTCAAGGCGGTTGCAGACAGGCATGCAAAACGGGCGAAAGCCCTGCAATCAAGGGCAGATGCTTTGCATGACTACTTGTTAATCAACATGCAAAGAACTGGCATTACCGAGATTAAGGCGCTAGATGGCACATTCAAGGCCAAGCTTTATCGTGAGCGTGATGCTAGTGTAGTCATTGATTCAGAGAATTTAATACCGGCGGATTACATGCGAGAAATCCCTGCGCGATGTGAGCCAGATAAGATTTTAATAAAGAAAGCCATCAGTGATGGTTATGAAGTTCCGGGTGCGCATATCGTTAAAAAAGATCGGCTGGAAATCAAATGAAACCGCTTTTCATCCCACTGAAAACAGAATATTACGAGGCGTTTGCTGATGGCAGCAAGCGCGAAGAACTGCGCCGGTACGGCCCGCGCTGGAACGAAAAAACATGCGCTGTCGGGCGGGAGGTGGTGTTGAGCAAAGGCTACGGAAAACAGCACCGAATGGCTGGACGGATTTCGAAGTTTAAGCGTCAACATGGTTCCACCTTCGGCAGCACCTACAAGGCGGCGATACTTGACGTGTTTGGGACGCTCGATATTGAGATAGCGTGCGTGGCAATCGAATTGACGCCCAACGCCGCTTTAACCGGGGCCGAAGGGCGCAGCCCGAAGGCGTCCGGTTGAAAGCATAGTTATGCAAGGAGGGGCCATGACAAAGAACCCGATGGACGCAAAGATTTGGAAGAGAGGCGGGCGGCAACAGGTGCTACGCACCTACCTGAAGCTGCATGAACAAGAGAAGCTAGGGGAACATTGGCTTTGGGCTGTGCTTGAGCGCGTGGCGGCAGGAGAAAAAGAAGACGACGTTCTGGCGGATTACGGCTACATGTGGGCGCGGCCAATAGTGCATAACGCTTCGCTTGAGGGGTGCGGAGCCGAAGGCGGAGCATCCCTCTCGAAGCGATTGTTGGGCACTGACGACGAAAGGAACTGCGATGTTGAATGACCTGAAGCAACCGGCAAAAGACTGGCTGGCAGATGCGATGGAAAACTTGAGCGGCTTGCTTGGCGATGGAGACGATCCGTCGTTCACGCTGGACGTGTTTGGTGCGGAGATCGAGATTCGACTCAACAAGTTGCCGGGGCATTTTGAGCGGGTGCAGATTGAGGTGCCCAACGCTGAGGTAACCGGCGGGCCGCTTGCGGCACGTCCGGTTGACTGACGTGTTAGCCGTGGAGCGAAGGATGAAAACTTGCACAGTTTGCGGCCAGAGTAAGCCGGAAAGCGATTACCGGCTGCACAGC